TGTATTGTCTATAAGCTAAAGATGGCATGTTAACATTCCACTCATGAGATTTAGTTGCATCATAGTAACTACCATCATTCTGCATTCCACCAATTGTGTATCCTGCAGATCTAATAGGATAAATTGCTTCAAGAGCTTCTAACTGTTCTTCTGTCATCAGATAACCATATTTATCAATAACATCAGCTACAGTATACATATCAGTTTTACCTACCCAGTTAGCTTGGGATATGTATCTTGCATCTGGTGACTTATGATAAAATGTAAGTACTGGATTCCATAATTCAACTTCATAGTCATCTTCTGACATTCTAAAATGCCAAAATTCTCTATCTGTAATGAGCATATCACGGAAACCTCTTTCCTCAAGTTCATCCATTTTAAATCTTTCAACATCAATTTTATGTTGATGTGTTGCCCATTGTTCAACCATTGATTTATAATCTTTCTTGAAAAATTGTTCAATTTCAGGAAGAGACTTTAAGTTTTCAGGATTAAGTTGTTGCTGTGCTTCTTCTGATTGAGGATCAAGTCCTTGCTCTAGTAGAGAAGCAACGATTTTCATTTGAGCATCTGCCATTAGTACTTCTTCTACAGCAGCTCTTTTTTGCTCAAGCATTTCATTATATGAAAACTCATCAACAGCCCGGTAAGTAAGTTTGGTAGATCTTTTAGCAAACTCAGCTACTAAGACATTAATAACATTTGGAATAATTGGGTAAAACTTTAATTCTAGAGCTGTAGCATCTTCTTTAGTTAAAGTTTCTATGATATCGGCATATTCATTATTATCTTCAATGATGTAGTCCGTCCTATCAATAATACCTTTTGCAAGTTTATAATTCTTCATTAATCTTCTTGCATTTCTTCTTAACTGCTTAAGCCCATTCCATTCTAACCAATCTAAGTTCCAAGCTGCCCACTCGTCATCTTTATCAGCTTTTGGTATAAATTGAAGTGGTTGAGTAATACTACCCATTCTATTTTGTTGAGCTTTAGCTCCTTTCTTGAGCTGCATTGCATTATATACCTGCATAGCTTTTATTTAAAGTTTTTAAATGGTGAACGTTTATAACCTTGTCCATTAGCAAGCTTCCCTTTCCCCATGTGCCGGAAAGGGCTTACAGATAATTTAAACAAATTATCTGACTTTTGCAAGTTTTTGGCTGCGTCATCCATTATTGTTTTTTTAATAAATCCTCTGTTTGATTCCTGAATTCTCATAAATGCAACAAGTGCACAGAAAGCTACCATGCGGTCAACGTTAAGCCCTTCCACATAAGCAAGCATTTCTTTTATAAGCATAGGATCCTTAATTCTTTCAACACCATATGTTGTTTTAACTATAGTTCCATCTTCTTTAGTTATGGTATCTATTTCTTCTCTGACATATTCAATAGCATAAGATATAAGGTGTGACTTAAATAGTATACCGGTGTTCTTCCAACCATACTCCTGGAATACATTTGCATTGGCCTGGAGATCTTTAAGGAACATTATCTGTGTTCTTGGTACAAGATACTTTTGTTTTCTCCTAGATATCATATACTGTATAAACAATGATATGTTATTTTCTATTACTGTCCACGCATTGTACCACTCTATTATAAGTTCTAGTCTTTCATGTGTTTTCTTTATATCATCAAATCTACCGCACCAAGCTGCTACTATTTGACTTTGTTCTATAAAGTTCTCACTTTCAACACCAGTAACCTTGGTAACTTCAACTGAAGCTTTCATTACATATATAGAACATAGTGATTCTGAGGTAGTTGTCTTACCTTCTGATACGGGGTCAATAGATGCATAGTAAGTACCAAAGCCTGGGTCTTTAATTGGTCTTTCCCATACTACAAGTGTTCCTGTTTTATCTTCTGTTTTCTTTCCTATTGGAAACTCACTTATTGGTAACTTATTAGTTGATCTTACAGCAGGTCTCCCATTTTCATCAGCATATATATCTAAGAACTCATAAGCATAATCCTTATCTTCTATTCTCTTTTGTTGCGCACTAAGAAGATGTGTAGGAAACACAGATACTTTTCTATGAGCAAAAGCTTCTTCTATATTTCTTGGATGCTGAGATACTTCAAGTTGATATGCCTCCGGGGACATCTTTTTCTTGCATTCTGCAAAGTAATCATCTAATGCCTTAAGAGCTTCTTCTACTTGAGAGTTACCGTGCTCATCTATATATGGAGGCATAGACCATTGCTCTGGAATAAAGAGTCCTGAGTAACCTATAGTACCGTCTTTATCTATTAGATTAGTATCAACAGCATATACATCATTTCCTTCTGGATTAAGTATCATATCCTTTAGCGGCTCACATTGATCTAAGTCTCCCACAGATCCTGCAGCTATAAACATACCTGTAGTAATTAATCCGGATTTAAGTGCTGGTTTGATATAACCAAATGTTACATCCATCTTAGGTGCAATACCTGCTTCCTCATGAAAGAAGTATTTAACTGGTCCACCGACACCATTAGTAGGATCTTTCTCAAATGACATACCTTGTATAGTACCTTTAAGACCTACTTCTGCTTTACGGTTTCCTTTTCTAATCTCAATCTTTTGCTGCCACATCATTACCTTGTCTGGTGACATAGGACGGTACCATGCAGTATGTTCATTTAAGAAAGCTGCATATTCATTTAAGAATTTCCATGTACCTTTCTCATTGATGTAGTCTTTTAGTGATGCACCCATCTTAAGTGTAACACCAGCCTCAAACCATTGTTGGTTCAGGAGTTTACCAGCATGATAATAAGAAGAAGCTATCTGACGTTTCTTAAGAATAGCAGCATGCTTATAGTGTAATTCTGCTAGCTGCTCATATAGAGCCATATGATACTGAGCATCACGGATATCAGCAAATCCAAATGCTTGTATCTCTTTGTTAAAGATAGGTAAGAAGTTTAGCCACATGTAATACTCTCTTGCAAGGTACCAAGTTTCTTTACCTGACTTTACTAATACACCATTACGGCATTTTGTTTTTTGATCATCCCAGTAAGCTAGAAAGTCTTTAGATTTAAATGGTGCTGTACAGTATACTTTTTCAGACTTAAATATTTGAGCTTGCTCATTAAATATCTTAGTAGAATCTTGATTAAAATTATACTGACCCGGTTCTTTAAAAATAGTAAGTAGAAAAATTCTAAAGTCTTCTCTACTCTTAAAAGATGTACTAGTCCAAGTACCATTATCCCAAGTCGGTATGTTTTCCCAGAATGCTTCCATTACATGTCATATGCTAGACCCTGACCACCTCTTACTTTGCTCTGCTGCTCTTCCTGAAGATCTTTATATACTCCTTTGAAAGATTGTCTAATTCCATCAAAGTCTTTAGCTAGTGCTCTGATTTGTGCTATATTACCGTCCTTACCATCTGTGATCTGTGCAGTAGCAAGATATCTGGATATTCTATCAAGGGCCTTCTGCATACCCTCATACGCGCGTGAGGTAGGAGTCTCATACATTCTCTCACATGCTTTAAGTGCAGTAAAGATATCATCATCTTCTACAGAAAATTCTGCTTCTATCTCTTTAAGAATGATATCTTCTTTGTCCATGTGAGGTACATTAAAGAATGGGTTCATATCTGGATTAGGACAGGTCATATAGAATAGATACTGGTATATCTTTAAATACTGATCCGGATAGTTGTCCATTATATCCTTTAGTGACTTTAGTGTATAACAATGTTCAGTAGGAATTACTACTCCGTTTTGTACATCAAATAGTCTTGCTATCATTTTTTTAATTTAGAAAGGTAAGTTTTCTTTTTTTGTTTTTTTTGATATACTAAATAAGTTTCTTAGACCATCCCAAAATCCAGATGCAAGATATGCTGTGCGAATAACATGGCTGTCTTTACATACTATATACCCATTATACTGAGTACTGTTTTTTTTAAAATAACAAAATACATTTTTTTTGTATTTAAATATTTTAACAGCTTTAATTTCTTCATAACTAAACCAAGCTGGGTTATTTAAGTGATTGGTTTCAATCTTATAAAATCTCATGGTTATTTTTTTATTAGTTTGTGTCGGTTATCATATAACCAGTTGATAATAGATATAACTTCATCCTTAAGGTATGGTACCTTCATTTGTATAACCTCCTTTACAATAGGATCTCCTTCAATAGAATACTTTGTAATAGGATAACCATACTCATCTTTGCCCTCTTCTTCAAAGAGTATATGGTGTATGTATATATCTCCTGGTTGCAATTTAGGGTTGTGCTTTAGTATAATATACATATAAATACTAAGCTGTAGTGAATAATGATTAAAGTTACAGTCATCAAGGTTGTTTACCGGGGCTAGCATTTTCTTTGAAATACCTTCCCAGTCTTTAAATGATTCTGTCTTAATCTCTTTATTAGTCTTATAATCTATTATATGTACTCTACCATTAACTACTTCAACTAAGTCAGACTGACCACATATACCGGCAGACTTTAGATACACCATGTGTTCAGGGTATATTCCATCTGTAAGTCTTTGGGACGGAGCCATTTTTATATGATTCTCCTCAATAGGTGTGTATACAGGAATTGGTATACCTTCTTTTTCTATAGAAGATAAAGAACATATATCTGACTCTCTCTGATTATGATAGAATGTACCTAATGTTACAGCTCTGTCTGACTCAGCCTGCCATAGCTCAAGGATTTTTTCTGGAGGAATACCATACCATTTAGATCTCTTAGA